CAACTAATCAGCCGGGTGGTACAACGCTGACCAAGACCCTACAAGTCTTTGGCAAATCTATGGAAATAACGCCAAATTCTTGGCGGGTTAAAATGACGACACTTGAACCCATAATCGATGGTTTCATTCTAAATAGCACGCTTTATGGCATACTTGATACCAGTGTGCTGAGTTACTAAGGAGGAAATATGGCAGCAGGACTTGGCTTTAAGACTTTTACCACCGGGGAGGTTTTAACTGCCGCAGACACTAATGGCTACTTGATGCAGGGCGTTTTAGTCTTTGCCTCAGCGGCGGCTCGAGATGCAGCTATAACCTCACCGCAAGAAGGTCAATTTGCTTATTTGAAGGACACAAATGTCACGACTTATTACACCGGAAGTGCCTGGACTAACTTAGACACAACAGGCATGGTCAATCCAATGACCACTACTGGTGACACAATTTATTCTTCAAGCGGATCAACACCTGCAAGGCTTGGAATTGGCAGCACCGGACAGGTGCTAACAGTTGCTGGCGGTATCCCTAGCTGGGCTACGCCCGCAAGCGGCGGAGGTAAAGTTTTGCAAGTAGTGACTGCTAACACAACAAGCCAAACTGCGGTTTCATCCACAACCTATATTGCAACAGGTATAACTGCAACAATTACACCTACATTAAACACAAGCAAAGTTTTTGTGTTATGGTCTACAACTTGGGCAAAAGGAACATCTACCGCTAGCGGCTTAAATTACAAGTTAAAGCGGGCATCTACTTATTTAACTTATGCGGATGGTATGGGCTACGACTTCACAACATCTGGTATGCAAGGTCAAGTAATGCAAAATTATCTTGATTCTCCAGCCACTACATCTGCAACTACTTACGCGGTTGATTTTGCAAACTTTAGCGGTACAGGTGCAAACTACACGCAAGTATCTAGTAGTACGGGAACGATTACGCTTATGGAAATTGGTGCATAATGACTGAAAAAATACACGCAGGTAAAATCCTAGAAATGCTTATTCCAACAGGCGGTTGGGGTGCACACGGCAGCGAATACGAGGACATCGTATTTCTTGAAGCAACGCCAATCACAAAGGCTGACTATGAAGCGGGAGTGTTGGCATATCCTGCTTGGAAAGCGGCTAAGGATGCAGAGGCGGCAGCAACTAAAACGGCAATTCTTGCAAAAATTGGTTTAACTGCCGATGAAGCAAAAATCCTGCTGAGCTAAATGGAGACAAGTCATAACGGTTGGCCAGCATCTAAGGATCAGGCTGAGATAGGGATAAAGTCTTATTCCGTACCAGGCACGGCAATCAAATTGCGATGCGCTGAAGCGGTTGCACCCTTGCTCATTGGTTTAGCTGCTGAATTCCATGAGCTGATTGAACCGCTTGATGATGGCTCACTAGATGATTGGGGATATTGTTACCGGCCAATCCGTGGGCAGACTGCAAAACTTAGCAATCACTCATCGGGCACGGCCCTAGATCTAAACGCCTCCAGGCATCCGTTGGGTAAAGTCGGAACATTCCCTTTGGAAAAAGTACCAATGATAAGGGCCTTGGCAAAAAAATGGGGATGCATTTGGGGCGGTGACTATCGCAATCGCAAAGACGAAATGCATTTTGAAATCGCTATTAGTGCAGCCAAGGTGGAGGCATTAATTAAGAAAATACAAGGAGACGAAAAATGAACCAGCAAATCAAAACGGCGGCCTTGTCGTATTTACGAGCTTCATTAGCATCAGTTGCAGCCCTTTACCTATCCGGGATTTCTGATCCTAAGATTCTGCTGAACGCACTATTGGCCGGTTTCATTGGGCCTATTTTGCGTGCGGTTGACCCTAAGGATTCATCAATCAATTTGGGCAAGAAGTAAGATGGAGGCCCAGGCATGGGTGGCCGTTATTGTAGGCGTGATGGCCATCCTGTCCGGGCTTTATGCGGCAGTCCGGTTTATTGTTCGGTCAATCATGTCCGAAATAGGCCCCAAGGCGAACGGGCATAGCCTAAAAGAACAGGTCAACAGGCTGGAAGCACGCCTTGACCATATTTACACCATTCTTTTGGAGCGTTAGACACGCCGAACGGTGTTGATGTTGTGCATCTCGTCCATATCGTCTATATTTGGTTCATCGCAACTCGGCGATATAGACGAAGGGCCTCACATGTCAAGAATGGCAGATTTACACATAATGCTTAGCGATAAGTTAGAAAAGGAAAGCAAGGGATTTGCAGCAATGGTGGATTGTGGTTGTGATTCATGCGAAGAAAAAACCCACAAGGCAATTGATTCTGCATTTAAATCTATGAATGATGCAGACCTAACAAAGTTGCTTCAATCATGAAAATAATCTTAGAGCTAACCAAGAATGATTTTGAGCACCTGACCACCACATCAATGGCATGGGGCAAGGATTGGGAAAAGAAGGTCATGCGTTTTGAGCCAATTATCCATGACACTGAAATTTCATTTGCCTGGGGTTATGCCCACTGGGTTGATACATATTCTGATTACATCTTAGCTTCAGCATTTCTGAAATCTATCGCTGAACCTCATGAAGCTGCATTTGATATTGGAACAGGCGAGGTTGTTATTTTGACTGATTACCCTGGATCATGGGAAACAATATGAGCATCCTGGAACCTGAGTATTTGAGCACAACCGAGATGGCACACATCTTGGAAATCACACCGAGCACTTTGCGCCGGTTAGTACGCGAGCGCAAGATTGAGGCATATAAGCCCCTTGGCGGTCATTACCGTTTTGATATGGATAAGACAATCCAAACCTTTTGGAGAATGGAAAGCGAGGGTTCAAAGTGATTGATTTTCTTTCAACATTGTCAGATGCAGGTGTTTTTATTGGTTCCGTGATTGTTCTTGGCATTCCGATGATTGCCGGATTCTTGCTTGGCAAGGAAATTGGTTTAGATCAAGGCCATCGCGCCGGGTTTGACTTGGGGAAGGCCGTGGGCAAGCGTGAAACCACCAGCAGTCAGCGATAACGCGGTAATCATTGCACGCAACGCCAAGCGCACTTCCGTAGATGCAGCAATGCGCAAGTATCCTGAAACTGGGTCATTGCGTTTGAAAATTTATGAGCTGCTTATGCGAGCTGGATTGCGTGGAGTAACCGATTATGAAATTGAGGCCACATTGTCCATTCCGGGCAATTCGGTCAGGCCCTTGCGTAAGTCCTTGGAAACACAGGGCTTCATCATTGATTCAGGGCTTACTAGAAAAAACCAAAACGGCAATGAATGCACCATTTGGCGCGCAGTGGATGAAGGGATGATGTTATGAGTTTTAACATGGATGATTATGTGGATGTGGCCGAAAGAATGCGTAAAACCAAAGAGATTTATCCGGAAGGCGTATTTAGACCAGCCAACCCAAATGAGCCTTTCAAGGTAGTTGAAATTGGTGGCATCACTTACATTGCCTACACTGCCGCGTTCTACCGTGACCCGTTTGATCCATGCCCTGCGATTGCATGTGCTTGGGAAGAAGTGCCTGGGCGCACCCCATATACAAAGGGCAGTGAACTGATGAATGCTGAGACAAGTGCCTGGGGCCGATGTGCCATTGCAGTTGGATTAGCTTCAAAAAAGATTGCCAGTGCTGATGAAATTAAAGCACGCCAAGAAGCACCCAAAGCAACGGTCACAAAAATAAAGGAAACGCAGCAAGAACAACATGATCCATGGGCAACACCACCACCACCGGCTGAAGCTTATGATGCCTGGCATTGCAAGCATGGAGACAGGACGGTGCTTGAAGGTGAGAAAAATGGGCGTGCTTACTTTGGAATGCGTTGCACAAATTATGTTGTCAAGGAGCAATGTGAACCTATTTGGTTTGTCCTTAACAGTGAGGGCAAGTGGGTTCCTAAGATTTCTGCGGTGAAGTAATGGGATGGGCAGCCATCATTCCAAGTGAGGTATGTTCAATATGCGGCGAGCGTAGAGAGTTGGCAACTGGGCGATGGCGTTATGACCCACGCGTTGACAAGCGTTGGGCGTGTTGGGAGTGCAAATGAGCATCCAATTTGAGTGCCGTAAATGCAAGAAAATAACTGTCCAAATTGAACGCATAGTTACCGACAATTTGCCGGATCATGTGAAAGTATTGCAATGCACCCGATGTGGCAACATGGGCGTGTGTCTATTGGAGGCCCAGTTATGAGCAAAGCTAAGTTGATTCGCATTCTTGTCATTGTTCAATGCGTTCTTGGTGTTGTCATGATTTGGTTGCTTACGCATTAGTTATCCACAGGAGTTATCCACAGGCTTCAATAACTGTGGGAAACGCCCAAGGTTCACGCTGATGCTTGACGGCGTGGATACGATGCATAGCGCACGGCAGGGCCCGTTAGGGATAGCCCGGCGGTGTGTTGTGCATCTATTGGCAGGGCTATGTTTATTGCTTGGCAGCCCTGAAGCAAGTGCAGTAGAAGTTAAAACAATTCAGCAATATGCCGGATCAATGCTTACACCTTTAGAGTTCTCATCAGCTTTAGTCTTATGGCAGAAGGAAAGTAACTGGAACATAAAGGCGGTCAATGGCTCGCATCATGGGCTATGTCAAGGCCGTAGTAAATACCTCATCAAAGCTAACTACAAACAACAGGTGCAATGGTGTGTTAAATATGCCTACAATAGGTACGGTTCTATTTCATTGGCCTTAGATCATTGGAGAAGATACGGATGGCATTAAGACACAAGAACAACACCAGTGCATTCAAGAAGCAACGGCTTAAAGTCTTGGCAAGGGATAACCGAGTGTGCCAATACTGCGGTGCTGAAGATGCCAACCAGGTGGACCATGTGGTGCCAAAGGTTGTCGGTGGTGGCGATGAGCTGGACAACCTTTTGACTAGCTGCAAAAAATGTAACCTCCTTAAAGGTAGGAAGTCAGTGGCCTTTTTTTTAGGCTCAACATCTGC